AAATTAAATAAAATGTTTAGAAGTTTAAAAGAAGATACTTTATCTGCTATTCCATTGTTTACAACATCGGAAGCAAAAGACTTTTTAAAAGTTGATACAACTGCGGATGATACTTTAATTGATAATTTAATTAAAGCAGCAACTCAATCTTGTCAAATTTACACAAACAAATATTTTATGAATACATTGGTTACTCAATATAGTGATAATTGGATGGAATTTTACAGACTTTACAAAAGTCCTGTTGTAGGGATTACTCATGTAAAATATTATGATACAAATGACACTTTGCAAACTTTAAATGCTTCAAATTATATTTTAGATGGAGTTTCAGAACCTGCAAGAATTGGGATTTCTGTTACTGGAACTTTGCCAGATTTATCAGATAGAATAAACGCTGTTCAGGTCAAATATAATGTTGGATATGGAGATACTTCAAACCAAGTTCCTGAAGGTATAAGACAAGCAGTTTTAATTACAATAGGAAATTGGTATGAAAATAGACAATCAGTAATTTCAGGAAGAACAGCAACTGAGCTTCCTTTATCTAGTCAATACTTACTAAAACAATATAAAGTTCAGGTATGTTAAGCATAGGACAACTAGATAGGAGAATAAAAATTATGGAACCAACTTATGTAATAAATAAGTATGGGGAAGAAACAAAAACATATGATTTAAAATATACACTTTGGGCAAAGACAGACTGGAAGAGTAGCAGTAGAAAAGAAGAATCACAAGAGCAAGTTCAGAAAACTGATTTGGTTTTTTATGTGAGAAATTTAGGAATAACTATTTCTGGAGTTGATAGAATACTATATGATTCTAAAACTTACATAATTCATGGGATAAAAGAAATAGATGGAAGAGAACAATTTTTTGAGTTGGAAACAAGAATAAAGGATAATCAATAATGGCGGATGGAATAGGTGTTGAGTTAAAAGGAGTGAAAGAGATTTCTCAGATGTTTAACCAATTGCCAAAACAGGTTAATATTGATAAAATTTGGGGGAGATTTTGGAAGAAAGTAACGAAACCATTACAACAAGCAGCAGAAAAAAACGCTCCAATAGCAAACAGAGATGTTGTTTATCCTGCTGATAAAAGTTTAAAAATTAAAAGAGGAACATTGAAAGACTCTTTAATATTTTATAGAACAAAAGCTTCAAAAGGGGATATTCATGGGGGTTACATTGGACCAAGAGTAAAGGGTAAGTATAAGAAAAACAAAGGTGGATATTTTGGTGCTTGGGTTGAATATGGACATAAATTGAAACATGGAGGAACAACAAGATCAAATCCATTTATGGAAAAATCCTTCAGAGAAAAAAGCGGAACTGTATTGTCAAATGGTTTCCAAGATGCGGAAAAAATATTTACTTCTGCTTTAAAAAGACATAAAAACAGATTAACAAAATACGGAAGTTTAGGATATTAAAATGGATATAGGAAAAGCAATATATAAGTTACTTAATGACAACATTGCAGTTGAGTCAATGGTAGGGACAAGAATTGCTCCAAATGTAATGAAGCAAACTTCACCATTTCCTTTCATTGTTTATGATGTTAGTTCAGACACTCCAGAAGGTCAGAAGGATTCTGTTGCTTTGTTGGACAACGCTTCAATTATGGTTTCTGCTTATTGCAAAACTTATTCAGAAGCTTCAAAACTTGCAAATTATATAAGAACAGCATTGGACAGAGTAAACGGAGTTTATAATAATGTAAATATTCAAGCAATTGATTTTGATGGTTATGATGATGTTTTTGATGACATGAGTGGATCGGATGGAGTTTATAGAAAATCATTAAATTTCAATATCAGAATAATAAATTCCTTTAATAATATTTATTCAACTGTTTTTGATGGTGTGGATGATTATGTTTCAATTGATGGAATTAGCTCAGTAATAAATAATTCTTTAGGATCTGTTTCATTATGGGCAAAAACAGACACAACTTCATCAAATATAGCATATTTTGCAAGCTATATTGATAGTTCAAATTTTATAAGTTTGTTTTATGCTCATTCTGCTAATGAAATAAAGGTGAACTATAAAGGTGGAGGATTAACTAAAACAGTTAACACGACTGATGTAATTGAAGGAGATGGATTGTGGCATCATATACTTGTAACTTGGGATTTTTCTGGAGATTTACTTTCTTTATATTTAGATGGAACATTAAAAGACACTACTGCATCATTGCCAACAATTGTTGGAACTGGAGTTACGGCTTCAATAGGAAATAATGCAAATAATGGCCAATATTTTTTAGGAAATATAGATGAGGTTTCTTTATTTAATAAAGAATTAGATCAAACAGAAGTTTCAAACTTATATAATAATGGGGCACCCTTCAATCCAAAGCCTGTTTCAAGTCTTATTGGATATTGGAAAATGGGAGATGGTGGAATAGTAGGAAATCCAATTGCTATTTTTCCTACAATTGAAGATGAAACTGGAAATAATAACGGAACAATGATAAACATGACATCAACTGATTTTGTTGTTGATGTTCCTGAATAAAGATATGGAAAAAAAGTATGTTATAATAAATAAAGAAATGATTGGGGCGGTAGATTTCAAATTAGTTATTGAAACATCATCTTCAACTTTAAGATATAATTTGGATGGAAGCCAAACAATAATAAAATTCATTGGAGAAATACCTCCTTTTTTAGATGGTGAAAAGGTTTATTCTCATAATGAAATAATTGAAACAATCAACAATCCAGAAAATGGATGGATTAACTTAAAAGAATAAAAAAATGAAATTTAAATTAAAAAGAAGTTATAAAGTAAACGACCATAAAACTTTGGTTGCTGGTCAAGTTATGGATGTAACTGAAAAATTCTATGCATGGTTACAGGAAAATGACTATGATAAAAAACAAGAAATAAAAGAAAAGAAAACAAAGAAAGCTTCAGATAAGGAGCAAAAATTATAATTATAAAAAAATAAATAAATAAAATTATGGCAAACGAGGGACAATTAAATGGAACGGAATTAGGTGTTTATGTGGCGGGCGTTTTGGTAGCTTACTCCACAAATGCAACTTTAAACGTAAACCATTCAACAAGAAGCACAACTTCAAAAGAATCTGGAGGTTGGGAAGATAATATGGAGGGATTACGAAACTGGGATGTTTCGTGTGATGCTCTTTATGCGTGGGTAAATCCTGCTGGAAGTCCAATCACTAACAAAACATTAAGCGATTTATTTACTGGTTACCTTGCAACAAGAACTAGTTTTGAATTGACTTTTGGAAATACTGGAGTAGCTGGAACTGATGATACGAAATATGTTGGAGATGCTTGGCTAACTTCATGTAGTTTAACTGCACCACTAGAGGACACTTCAACTTTTTCAGTTAACTTTCAAGGATCTGGGCCTTTAGTTCAAACAATAACTCCTTAATAAGGAAAATTTTAGATCCTGCCCATGCGTTTTCTTTTCTGAGTGCGTGGGTAGGTTTCTTTTAACTCAGGAAAGATAAATACTTAGAAAATGAATTACGAATTATTAGAGATCGGAGAACACAAAATGCCAATTAGATTTGGTTTCAACGCATTGAGAAAATACAGTTTAATGACTGGTTCCACAATGAAAGACTTAAACAAATTAGGATCAGGAGAATTAACTTTCAATGATGCTTTTAGTTTAATATATTGCGGAATGGAAGATGGTTACAGAGCTGCAAAAAAACCATTTACTTATTCAATTGATGACATTACAGACATGTTTGATGGACACATGGACTGTATGGAAAAAGCTTTTGAGATATTGGGAAGAGCAATGGGAACAGGTGAGGAAAAAAAGACAAAGGCCAAGAAGGTGAACAAGAAGAGCTAACTTGGCCAAGACTGGAGAAAGTAGCATTTGGCCAGTTAGGAATGAGAGTTGATGAGTTTTATGATATGTTGCCAAGGGAATTTTGGAATAAGTTAGAGGGGTTTCATGAGTTGGAGAATATGAGGCAAAGAAGTGATTGGGAAAGGACTAGATGGAGCACTTGTTTATTATTGAACATTCAACTTCCTAAAAACAAAAGCATCAAACCAAAGGACTTAATAAGGTTTGAATGGGAACAAGAAAATAAGATTGATTTTGAAGAATTAAAAATGAAAGCTGAATTATATAAAAATAAAATAGAAAATGGCAAGTAAAGCAATCGGGTTTTTAAATTTCAAATTTGGGGCAGATTTAGGTGGTTTTGAAAAAGCCATGAATAAAGCTCAAAAGAAACTTAAAAAGTTCGGAAAGAATGTTCAGAAAACTGGTAAGAGTCTTTCCACAGGATTAACTTTACCAATTCTTGCTTTAGGTGGTGCATCTTTAAAAACATTTGCAGATTTTGAACAGGGGATGTTGAAGGTAAAAGCAATCTCTGGAGCAACAAATTCTGAATTTATAGCTTTAACTGAAAGTGCTAAACTTTTAGGATCAACTACAATGTTTACAGCTTCTCAGGTTGCTGAGTTGCAACTTAATCTTTCAAAATTAGGATTATCACCTACACAAATAAACGAATCAACAGAAGCTATTTTAAATTTAGCACAAGCAACCGACTCTGATTTGGGACAAGCTGCAACAGTTACTGCCAAAATA